CCCTACCACCACTTACATCACCAAGAACACCTGAGAAGATAGCAACATAACCAGCATTATCTCTAACTTGAGTAATAGTTACTGGTACAAAAGAAGCATTACTGCCTGTATAAGGTGATGTTCTTTGTACATACGCCTGACCATCTCTAGCTAATGGGAACTTTGTTCCTGCTGTTACATGACTAACAATAGTAGAGCTTACATTATCAAAACTCTTAACATTAAGAGTATCTACATTAATTCTTGCTGAATCTAGTTGGTCGGCAGTAATCTTAGTTGCTGATATGCTATTTACTTTATCATTAGTAACAGCGTTATCTGCTATTTGTGTAGTGCCTACACCATCTGATTTAATAATTAAATTACCACTTCCATCAGTATCAATAGTGACATTATCTATTTGTATTCTATTAGCATTTAAAGTACCTGTAGAAACATTGTCTGCATTTATATTAGTAACATTAACAACTGAAGCATTAATAGTTCCTGTAGTAATAACATTACCTGATATAGAAGTTACATTTGAATTAACCTGAGTTCCATCAATAAATGATTCATCATTAGTTAATGTAGATATATTATCCCCACTAACAATAATACTTCCTGCTGTTATAACTCCTGATACATCTATTCTTGCTGCTGCTACAGTTCCAGTAGTAATAGCACCACCTGATATAGAAGTAACATTTGAATTAACTTGCGTACCATCAATAAAGTTTTCGTTGTTAGTTAGAGTAGATATATTGTCACCTTGAACAACAATATTACCAGCAGTAATAATAGTTGAAGCTGATACTGCTCCTGTAGCTCCTGCAACTGATTGTACTGGTGCTGCTGAAGCTGCTCCTGATGCATCAACATAACTTGCATCATTGGTTAAATCAGAAACATTATCGCCAGTAACAATAATATTACCTGTACTAATAATATCTAAAACATTTAATCTTGCAGTGTTGACAGTACCAGTAGTGATAACACCACCACTAATTGAAGTTACGTTACTATTAACCTGCCCACCATTAATGAAAGCAGAATCATTAGTTAAATCTGAAATATTGTCACCACTAACTATAATACTTCCTGTAGATATAATGTCATTAACATTTAATCTAGCAGTAGCTACAGTTCCTGACGTTATATTATCTGCATCTAAATTAGTAACTGTAATAACTGAAGCATCTATAGTTCCTGCTGTAATCTTATTAGCTGTTATAGAATTAATTTTTGCATCAGTTACATTGCCATCTAATATCTTATTAGTAACAATAGCATCATCTTGAATATCAGCAGTAGCAGTAGGAGCATCACCAATAGTAAATGTACCTGATGCTGGAAATCTAGCTGGTGATGATTCAGTTCCTAATGTGTTTAAAGAAGTAATATTAGCAACATAAGAACCTGTAGGTACAAAGTTTAAATCACAATTCTCTACATCTACTATTCTATTTATTACTTGATTGCCTGAATTATCTACAACATTAACCCTATATTGATAGTCAGGAAAATCTGTTGGTTCATCCCAAGATAAAAATGGTCTACCTGTAGAACTAGAATCAGTATCAGTAAAAGTAATATTAGTTGGAGCTTTAACTGCATAAGCAGATGGTAAGTTAGCTAATTCTTCTAATGGTTCTTCAGGTGGACTTTGCCAAGTATAAACATCAAAGTATTCTATTAAACTAACTGCAACTAAACCATTAGGCTGTAATTCTAATGCTTCAACCCTACAAGTTTTTGTTTCATCAAATGTTCCTGCATAACTTAAAGTAACTATATCTCCTACATTTAACTTATACATCTCAGGAGTACCTAAGAACTGTATAGTCATTTGCTTTCTACTTCTAGTTAGAATTGCTTTACCCATGTTGTAAGCAATATATGGATCAGTTATGTAAGGAAATTCAGCTTTTATTTCTAATATTTCATCATTATCATCCGAGTAATATTCAGGGGTTGCATCATGTAAAACTGTAGCTGTATCTAACTCATATCTTTTATTAGCATTAAAAAATTCAACAATAACTTTATTTGCTTTTTTATCTTTATTGCCATAATCAACTGATATACCAGCATCTGCAATAATATGATCGTCAGTAATAGTAAATGATGATGTACCTGTATCTTCTATTTGTAATTCATATTGACCATCTATATATAAAAAGATACCTCTCATGTTAGCGAGAAGCTCTTTAGCATTTTCCATTACATTTTTATTAGTATCTAAATAACCATTACAATGGAATCTTTTTATCTTCACTAAAGATGAACCAGTAGTTTGTGAAGAATAATTTGTGCCTAAAGTATCGTTAAAATAAACCCTATATAATGGATTTTGGTCAAAAAATTCATCTCTTTGAATATCGGTAATTTCTTTACCTGTAATAACACCATCACCATTGTTATCATAAATATCTATTAATTCACCAATTTTATTTTGCCACCAATCACTATTAGGGTCTGAGCCACCAATGGTTATAAAGCTATCACCAGCAGCACCGCTCCAAGTTAATGATTTAGATACGCCACCAAAAAATGGATTATCAACTTCTGTATCACAAACATTAGCAGCAGAGCTGAATGTAGACATATTTATTTGTGATTCTGTTAAACCCTTTCCATATTCATTGTTTGTTATGTAATTTAAAAAAGTTAAAGCAGGGTTGTCTGAATATGCATAAGTAGAAACATCATTAAATCTTTGTGAACCACTACCACCAGCAGTATCATCTAATCTAGGGTCATAAACTTTCTTACCTCTAACTTGTACTGTTAGTTGCGGTACTCCTGACCAAATACCCTCTTTATCATAACCATAATGAGCAGCAATATAAGCTATACCATTTAATTTATGTGCTGAAGTCCAGTTAGGCATAGATGCAACAAGCATAGGGTCTGCTGTTTGTGATGCAGCTCCATGATGTAGGTTCATAACATATCTATATTTAGATGTAGGACTAGTTCCAAATTGACCAGCACCAGCATCTATACCAGTACCATTTTGTGAAACTGTATTTAATGAACCAGCACCTGAAGATATTTTATCTGAGCCAATATAACCACCATCTCTAAATCTAGCTGAATCAGTTAGGCGGTTTCCATCTAGCTCAATGGTTTTACCAATAATTTCATCTACTTCACCAACTGATAAAGCATAGACTACATATAAATCTCTTGAATCATTAGCATTTACATCCATATAGACAATCTGAGCACCAACCCTTCTTGTACCATATATAACAGGAATCTTTCCACCAGCAGAAGTCTTATTAGCTAAAATAGCTTGTGATTGTGCAAGCATATCTTGAGCCTGTCTATAACCTTTAACACCTACAGCTAAAGTAGCTATAAAAGCAGCAGCTTTAATCTTAGCCCAATTGCCTACTATGAAAGCACCAATTTTACTAAAGAATGCTGGTAACATAAAAGCCATTAGACACCCCACCTCACATCTGCTTTAACCTGAGTTGCAAATTCAAAACCTTTATCACCTGTACTAAATGACTGTTGTGATTCATCAGAAAAATGTCTTCCTTTTGTTAAATTCCAGTTTGCCCAATGTGAAGCAACAGTCATTTGTAATGTTGATTCATTTAAGTTTTCATTTATACCAATATTTCTAATTTGCCCAGTAAAATAATTGATTGCACCCACAATAGTTTCATCATCATTGAAATAAGCTAAATATATATCTACAGTTTTATCTGTAAAAGCACCATCTTGAACTAAAGACCTAACTTGGTCAGTAACATTTGAAAAACCTAAATTTATTTCATCTACCTGTAATTGACCTGTCTCAGTTATTGAATCAACTGATAAAAAAGAACCACCAGCTTCATAGCTATTAGAATCATAAGTAACATTGGTATACCAATCAGTTAATCTGATAGTAGTTGATAAATTTAGCTCAACTAAAAAAGCTGTTTTAGTTGCTGTTGATGATACTTGAGTTTGTAAATCAGTAGATAAACTTCTAGGCATTAGGTTATAACCTCTCTAACATCAAATGAAATACTGCTAAAACCACCAATAGTTTCTGAACGAATAATCTCATCAGATTCAAGATAAACAGTAAAACTTGGTTTGTTTACAGTAACAGCTTCATTATCTGCTAGAGATGCTACTAGATTTGGTGATATAAGAATTGTTAATGCTCCACTACCATCAGAATCGATATCTGATTGAACCATATAAACTTTACTATGATTTGCAAACTTAATTATATCACCAGCTTTTAAAGCACCTGTCTGACTGGCTGTAAAGCCATCTAAGGCTATAGAAGCATCTCCTGATGTATGTGCTCCAACCACCTGAATATCTGTTTCTAACCTGCCTGCACC